TATCCCTGAATTGTTGTATTTTATATCTAAACTTTGTCCGGATGATTTTAAACCGGGCAAAAGAAAAATAAAAGAGATTAATATTATATTCAAAACAATTAACGGAAATAAAGTTGATAGTAGCCATGCGCAAGTGAAGCCTCGTGATAAAAAAAATGCAATAGATAAGTTACTAAAGTAAGAAAAATCCAACCTTTAAAAATATGCCTGATAGCTTTTGTTATCAGGCATATTTATTTTTAATCCAACCCACCCAACCCAAAAACCAACCCTTTGCGGTTGGATAAAATGCAATATAACAGCAGTTTAATAGAATTAAAAGAAATACATTTGCATCAGGTTATATAATCAAACAGGGTACGGAGTGCACACCGGAACTCATAATATTAATCGAAAGCAAATTATAAAAATGAAACCAATTAGTAACGAAACTCCTATTTCTTTTTTAACCGTTGGTGATTTTATGGAACTTTTGAATGGAAGAGAAAAAAAACAAGACATTCAAATTCAAAACAACATAAAACGCTATACATACGGATTGTTAGGGATTAGAAACCTATTTAATGTTTCTCATGCAACAGCTCAAGCGTATAAAAACACTTTTTTAAAACCCGCTGTTTCTCAAAACGGACGTAAATTAGTTGTAGATATAGATTTAGCAATGGAGTTATTCAACCAGAAACAATCAGGTAGAAAATGAAAAAAGCCGAAACCCCCGCCCCGACTTTTAATGATGACAAAGATACAATAAATTTCGATAATCCTGTACGCCAAAGTATATACGAATTATTTCTATCCGGACAACAATTCTCTGTTGTTCAACTTTCTATTATACTTAGAATCCCCGATGTCCGCAGTCACATTAGATTTATCCGTGATAGCTGGGTACCTATTGCTTATTATTGGCAAAATTCAGAGTTCTCAAAATATAAGGTATATTTTATTCATAAAGATAAATGATGGAAGGTTGGTTAAAAATCCATAGACAGATTAGGGATCATTGGATATGGGATGATCCTATAAAATTGCGTTGGTGGATAGACATTTTATTAACTGTCAATCATTCTGATTCAAAAGTAAATATAGGATTTGAACTATATGAATGCAATCGAGGTCAATCAATTTTAAGTCTAAGAAGTTGGGGTCAAAGATGGAAAGTTTCAAAAGATACAGTAAGAAACTTTTTTGTACTTCTCGAAAAAGATAAAATGATTCAATCAGAAAGTTTAAAAAAAACCACACGGATAACAGTTTGTAATTATGATACTTATCAGTGTAGATTACACGATGAACAGACAGATAACAGACAGATAACAGACAGACAACAGACGCAAGCTCACCCAAACAATAAGAATAAGAATAATAAGAATAATAAGAAGGGAAAAGAAGATCCTTTACAAGTAAAGGATACATATATACCGAGTAAGGATTTTGTAAAATTTCAGGATTGGATGAAAAATTATACTCCTACGGTATTGAAAATGAAAACCCAGATGAGCGAGGAAAATCTGATTTCCTTAAAATTAAATTACGATTCTACACTTATTGCTGAAAAACTTACAGAAATGGAAAATAAAGCAGATTTGCTTAAAAAGTACACCTCTGTTTACTTAACACTTAGAAACTGGTTAAAACCAAGAGCATGATAAACGAAATAGGAAAATTACCACCACAGGCAGTTGAATTGGAAGAAGCTATATTAGGAGCCGTTATGGTTGAGAAAGAAGCATTCGACTTAATATCTGACTTTTTAAAGCCAGAATGCTTTTATAAGGTTGCAAATCAAAAGATATTCAGTGCTATAACGACTTTAGCAAACAGTAACGAGCCTATCGATATGTATACAGTTATAGATCAGTTGCGGAAAAGTGGTTATATCGATAAAGTCGGCGGGCCATATTATATCACTTTGCTAACTGCTAACCTTTCATCAGCCGCTCATATAGAATACCATGCCAGGATAGTATATCAAAAGTTTATTGGTCGGGAACTGATCCGTATTGCAAACGAAATTCAAAGTATGGCATACAATGATCAGATTGATATTGACGAAATTATTACGTATGCTAATAGAAACCTATCTCAGATTGAGAATAATACAGGGAGTTCTATTCTCGAAATGAGAGATGCTCTTGAATTAATGGTTAAAAATATAGAGCTTAATTCGGCTGAAAATATAATCAGTTCAGGATCCTTGATTGGATTTGAAGAATACGATAGGCGATCAAGGGGATTTCAAAAAGGGGATTTAATAATTGTTGCGGCCGAAAGTTCACAGGGAAAAACTTCTTTAGCGTTGACCTTTTCAAAGAATATCGCAAAAGGAAAAGGAAAACTGGCTATCTATTCAATGGAAATGAGAGCCGTCCAGTTAGCTGCAAGGCTTACCTCCATGGAAAGCGGAATACCTTCTAACGAAATACTATACTCGAAGTTCGATAGTGGAATGTATGAAAAGTTAGATTATTCGATTGGCCGGATTATTAACTCAGATATTTACATTGACGAAAAAAGTACAACAAATCTTGATTCTATTATTACCTCTATTCGCTCAATGGTCAAAAATTACGGCATTCAAGGGGCTGTAGTGGATTATATCCAGTTAATTCACGTAAATGATAAGGGACTGAACCGGGAGCAACAGACGGGCTTAATTGCACGTAAATTAAAGAACCTGGCAAAAGACCTTGATATTTGGATTGTAGCGCTTTCCCAACTTTCAAGGGATAATCAAAACCCGGTACCTTCAATTAAAAGGTTGCGGGATTCAGGACAAATTGAAGAGGCTTGTGACGTGTGTATTTTAATTTATCGGCCGGAACAAGTCGGACGTACTTCATACCCGGAACCATATGAAAATGTAAATGTATTCGGTACTGCTTTGATTGATATTGCAAAAGGGCGAAATATAGGAACGTTTAAATTCATGGTAAATTTCGACAAGCTGACTACTCATTTTTCACCTTTTACAGGGAATTACTTTCAGCCTAACCTTGTAGAAAGTAAAAAGGAATTTACTGATAAGCCTTTTTAAACTATGAAGAAAGAACTTCAGGACACTGAATCAGGAGTAATCAATGTAATAAAGGTAGTTTGCAGATTGATCGGGAATAATCCAAAGATTGATCCTTGCCGTAAATGCTGTTTGTTACATTTTGATTGCAGCCAGGTGGCATGTTACCCGGATGAAAGAAGTGATAAAATGTACGTATGTTTTGATAAAGTTGCGGACAATAACGAAGCAGATGAATAAAACAATTAAGATCACGAAATACCGGCTTTTGTAGCATACTCAATTGATGACTTGATGATTTTATTAATATAATAATTATCAGATTGTTACTAACAAATAGCTTTGTAAATATTTGTTATTTACAAAAAGAAAATTGATATAAAAACATAAGAAAAATTAAGATGATATCAGACAAAGAAATATTTTGGCTTTGGGCTATTAATTGAAAATTTACAACTAACAGAAATTAATTATTAATTACAAACAATTCAAAAAAATGAGTGTAGAATTAAAAAGCGAAAAAGTACGTGCAATTGAAAACGCTTTGTTGCATCGTGTAAATCCAACCGTATTTAAGTTGGAAGGTAATAATGAGTTTAGAGGTATGAGCCTTTATGAAATTGGTAAGGAATTACTGATTAGCGGTGGCGTATCTGTTCGTGGAAAAGATAATACAGAGATTGCAAAATTGATCATTATGGGTCAACGTGATATGTCAACCTCTGATTTTCCTTTGATCCTGGAAAATGTATTAAACAAAACGTTGCGTGCCGATTATCAACTGGCAGACGAATACTGGCAGCTTATTTCCCGTGAAACTTCGGTGAACGATTTCAAGGAGAAAGCCATGTATCAGATTGATTCAACCAACGGAATGAAGGAACTGCACGAAGGTGACGAAATCAAATACGGGAAAATGGCTGAAGCAAAACAAACGATCAGCGTGAAGACTTTTGCAGAAGGATTGATTCTGACACGAAAAATGATTATCAACGATGACATGTCGGCTTTCGAACGTATTCCACAGAAGTTTGTAACGGACTGGGATTTATTGCGTGGTGACATGGTTTGGGGCATGCTAACGGCCAATGTAAAAATGGACGACGGTAAGACATTATTCCATGCAGACCATTCCAATCTTTCAGGTGCCGGCACAGCATTGAGCGAAGCTTCTTTAACTGCTGCTATTCTTGCATTGAAAAAACAAACAGGTATTACGGGCAAAACATTACGTATTGTTCCAAAGCATTTGGTTGTTGCGCCTGAAAATGAAATCGTAGCCCGTAAATTGCTGGCAACTGTTGCACCAACTCAATCAAGCCAGGTAAATGTATTTTCAACCATGAACATTATGTTGATTGTTGAACACCGATTAAGTGGTAATGCTTGGTTCCTGGCTGCTGATCCTGCCGCTATTGACGGTTTGTATCATGCATATTTGAGTGGTAACGGTGGGTTACGTGCTAATCGTGAAGATAATTTCAATACCCAGGGTATTAAATTCGGTGTTGCGGCTGAATTCGGTGTTGCGGCTATTGATTATCGTGGTTTGTACAAAAATGCCGGTGAATAAAAGGACCGTGTGAGAAAACACATAGGTTAATTTAATAGTGAGTAGGAAACAACCTACTCACTACATAATAACAATTAATAATTCAACTAAAAATATAATAAGGCTGATATGATTAGACGGACAAAAATGAAATTAAAACCATTTATTCAAGGGCAGAAAATACCGGATATTCGTTACGAGTTGAATGAAATAATAGCTAAAAAAAAGGTTCCTATTGACTTAACCGATGCTAATGTTATTATTTACATAACTGACTTTAGACAAAGAATTGTAAAAACCTTATCAACAGGAAATGAGAGGGTGTCGGTTAGCAATAATATTATTACAATTAAATCATGTGAACTTAATTTGTATCCAGGCTACTATAACTCTGATGCGAGTATTATTTTAAAAAGCCGTAGACGAATAACAAATATATTCAAAGTTCAATGGTTGTTCTTAAGTAATGAAGATTTTACATAAATCTTTATATAGTTGCGGATAGAAACAAGTACACTATCAAATAAATATAATTACATATAATTACAAATATTTAAAACACAAAAAAATGAAAGAGAAAATTTTAGTTCGTGAAAATTCCGATGTAGCTAAATTAAACATCGCCTATTTGGAAACATTGAAACAAGAAATTGAAAGAAAAGTTA